GCTAAGGCTGCATTAGAGGCAGCAGAGAGCAAGGCGGCATCGCTTGAAACCGAACTAGCACAGGCTAAATCAGCAGCGATTGGAAATGGGCCTAAGCGTTCATCTATCGCAGCAGGTAAAACCCAAACTAATAATCTGCTTGTAAAGGCAGCGGAGTTCAGTCAGAAAGCCGCACTTGCAACAGATTCCGTTCTCGCCAAGGGTTATCGTGACCTTGCGAATGAACTTATCGCAAAGGCTGGTAACACTTCGGGAGAATAAAACCCGAAAGGAAACCAAACATGGCTCAATTGCCTAAAGCAACAGACCTGTTTGCCGATGCTACTGATGCTAAGTCATCAGCAATTCGCATGGAAGAATATGTAGAAGTTCTAGGAAAGTCACTTTCCGCTTCTACAAACACACCAGGCGTATCTGCTCCAGTTGATGCAACAGCACAACTAGAAGCACTCGCAGCAAACAAGTCAATCTCACCTGATGCTCTTGGAGCATTGAACAGCGCACTTGCTGCTCAGCGCCAAGCACAAGCTGACATCGTTAAGGATATTTCCCTAACATCTCCATTGTCATCATCTTTCGCAGCCTTCGACCTAGAAGCACCTGCAAAGCTCTTGACACCACGCCCAACACCACTTCGCAACAAAATTGCTCGTAAAAAGGGTGTTGGTACTTCTCACCGCGTAAAGCGCGTACTTGGTTACACAGGTACCGGTACAGGTGGAGTTGGAAACCTATGGCCAGGAATCACAGAAACATCAACAGCAACTTTCGGCTCAATCAACTATGAGCGTGGCCCAAAGATTTCTTATGCTGCTGACGATCTAATCCTTCCATACAACACCTACTCACTATCTGACAGCGTATCATTTGATGCTAACTTCTCAGGCCTTGGATTCCAAGATCTCCGTCAGTTGTCATCAACTTCTACACTATACGCAACAATGCTTATGGAAGAGCGTATGCTCCTCATGGCTCGCGGAACTGCAACAGGTTACTCAGGCGCTCTTTCTGCTCCAACAGTAACCGCAACTGCTGTAAACGCTTCAGGTACACAAGTTGGACTTGCTGCTTCAACACAGTTCTTTATCTATGTAACTTCTGATGCTGGTTCATTTGGTGAGTCTGTTGTTTCAACAGTTCAATCTCCAACAACCTCTTCAGGTTCACAGGTAATCACAATCACAGTAGGTGCTGTAACAGGCGCTATTGGTTACAAGGTATATGTCGGAACAACAACAGGCGCAACAAATGCTAAGTATGTTGGTCGTTTTACAGGTTTGACTGCAACACTTCAGGGTGCTGCTTCAACAAACACAACAAACAACAACCTTGTTTACTCAACAACAGGCGCAGTTGCTCCTTCTTCTGATTCATCTGCTTATGCAACAGGATATGACGGAATTATTCCTACACTTCTTGGTTCTGCTGGCGGATACAACAACGCGGTTAATGCTCAATTCTCAACCTCTAACCCAGGTTCTGAATACCAAACCGTGTTCTACAACCTCTACAACAATGTTAAGGCTGACCCTGATGAGATTCTCATTAACGGTTCAGACCGTAAGCAACTCTCTGATGCAATCAAGAATGGATCAACTGCAAACTACCGTTTGAACTTGACTCAGACTGAAGCAGGAGATTATGTTGGCGGAGCAACAATTGGTGGTCTATACAACGAAGTGACAGGCAAGCTAGTGGACATCACAGTTCACCCTTGGTTGCCACAAGGCGTATCACCAATTATGAGCTATACGCTCCCCATCCCAGACACAGAGGTAAACTGTTGCCTCATTGCAGCGTAAGTTGCAATTCAAACATTGCCGTATCGGTGAAACTCCTTCAAGAAATTACAGGACAATACCGAGGAAACCTTAACGGGGCTCCGTAGAGACTAAACGCAATGCTCCTAAGAAATTAGGATGAAGTTATAGTCCGAACTCATATCAATGACAAAGTATGAGAGTCAAGCAGAAATGACTTGACCTGCTAAATGCAGTAACAAATTTGTTCAGATTGCTGGGCTGTTTATAATGTACAGGATTACATGGGAATCCAATGGCCTTGTAATGGGGTCGCTAACGAGGAATCGTTAGGCAATAATTTCGCTGTATCGGTGAACGCCGCTTAATCAAAGGCCAATACCGAGGCAATCTTCGTAAGAAGCGAGTCCGTAGAGACTACACGCGAAACACCCAGAACGGGTGATGATATAGTCCGAACTAACGGGATAGTAAACCGTTAGAACCAAACAGAAATGATTTGGTCTGTCTTTGACAGTAACAAAATTGGTTACACAGTTCTCATACGATTTCAGCACATACTTCCGTGGAACATTCATGGCACAAGCTCCAGCTTGGTCAGGTATCGTTTCAGGAATTGCATCTGCATAATCCTAAGAACAATATCGAGAAGGGCGCATCGAAAGGTGCGCCCTTACTCATTGAGGAGGCGCACTAAATGTCAAAAATGATTCCACCAAAAGGTTTGCGTGAAGTATCCGTTAGAACCGAGCGTGGCACAAAGACTTACAAGGCTGGCAAAGACGGGCTTATCAATGTTGATAATCCTAAACACGCCGCTCAAATGAAGCATGAAGGCTTGGGCGAAGCGAACGCGATGGGAACTATTCGTAACCCATCATCCATAGGTTTCACCTGCAAAAAATGCGGGTTCGGTTCATTTTTCAAAAAATGCTCAAGATGCGGAGAAATAAATGAGTAATGCGTATTCAGGTACAACCCACCAGTTCTCAACGCCATACTTGACTCTTACTGAATTCAAGAACGCTCCAACGGCGATTGATATTGACAACCTCGTTTGGAACTCACAAGACCCTGATGTTCAAGATGCGGAGTTAGCCAATGTCATTGCTAGAGCAAGCTCATGGATTGATACTTACTGTAACCAAGTCCTCGCAGCAACCACAGAAACCGAGCAACAGCGTTCTCGAATCCGTGATGACGGCACTATCCGTTTTCACCCACGATACAACCCGGTAATTGCCCTTACTAGCCTTCAATACGGCTCACCCAACTATCAGCTTACAACGGTTCAGGATTGCTCATTTGCTTGGATTGAAGATTCTCAAATTGTCTTTCCTTATGCGATGCTTGCTACTACCTACACAAACCAAGGCCCACTACAGTTTGGTTTTCCAACAACTGCCCGCCAAGAGGTATTCCTCAAGTATTCTTATGTCAATGGTTATGCCAATAGCACTATTGCTACGGCAACCGCAGGGCAGAATAGCCTAACGGTCAATGACGGAACAGGTATTACCGCAGGGCTTACTCTCAAAATTTATGACGGTTTTAATTCAGAGTTTGTCACCGTAGCTTCAACCTACACATTTGGCTCAACAACTATTCCTCTTGTTAGCGCGCTTGCCTATACCCATACTTCAGGAACTTCGATCTCTGCTCTGCCTCCTGCCATCAAAGAAGCTGCAATTCTTGTGACTACTTCAATGCTCAAGGTTCGTGGCGATAACTCAATGGTTATGAGCGTTGCTTCACGCGCATCAGAAGCCGTAGCAGGTTCACAGAAATTAGGTACAGAACTAGCAGTTGCTATGAACTTGCTTGCCCCTTATCGCAGGATTAGATAATGGCTCTTACAGGTCGCGCAGCCGTTCGCTCAACTCTTGCAAACTTTATTGGCAATCCGCCAGTTCAAGGCATCAATCAAATCTTTACATCCTTTCCTAAGCGTATTGATTTTCAGGTTAATGCCCTGCCTTCTCAACTATCTCGCACAGCCGCAGTTATTCATATTGAGTCAGAAAACGAAAATCGCTTGGCGATAGGTGGAGCTACTAGCGGTATTAAGCGCATAGATTACACAGTAGTTGTTCAGCTATTCCATCACTCAATGGAGCGCAAGTCAGAAGATGCTATGAATGATTTTGATAGCGTAATTGACAACCTTAAAGCAAAGTTGCGTTCAGATCACCAATTTGGTGACCCATCTAGCAACCTTGTATGGCAAGGCGCAGAACCCGTCATTTCGGTTTCTTACGGCGAGCCTGTATCTAACGATGGCACTTCCACAGAAACTTGGGCATCTGTTCGATTTGATGTTACCCAAATGATTCAAGCATAGGAGCAAGAATGGCTAAATACACTTACGAAGGTCACGATGAGCGAACTTTTCCAAGCATAGGTATCACAGTAAAACCTGGCGATACATTTGAAGCCTCAGATGATTTTGTGGCACACAATGTAAAGCCAAGCAAATCAACCAAGCCAGCCCCAAAAGTAGGAGATGAAGAATGACACTAGCCCAAAATTCCGTAAAGTCGTACCTTGGGGTTGCCTTAGAAACAACCAAGGGTACTCCTGTCGCAGCAACAAACTTTGTACCAATCACACTTAACACATTTAAGCCTGTTGATGTTATTGCGCCACTATATGACACAGGTATTCGTGGCTCATTAGTTGAAAATTACAACTATGTTCAAGGCCGCCGTAATACAACTATTGACTTTGGTGGGCCTGTATTTGCCGACACAATCGGTTATTGGATTGCAGGTATCTTGGGAGATGTCACCACAACAGGTTCAACAGCTCCATATACCCACGCAATTTCTCTCAAGAATACCGTAGGCTCAACAAGTGATGCTCAACCTAAAGCATTGACCATTACGGATTTCTACGGAGCTAACACCCGCTACTACCCTGGTTGCCAAATCACAGATTTTGGTTTGACATTTAGTGCTGACGGAATGTTGGAATATACAGTTAAGGCTATGGGCTTCCCATCAAGCACAACAACTGCCCCTGCTCCATCTTTTTCAAGCGTTCTACCTACCCAAGTATGGACAGGTACAGTAAGCGTTGGCGGTTCAACAATCGCTTATGTTCGCACCGGTACTCTTGATCTTGCTCGTACATCAGAAGCAATTTTTGGTGTTGGCAATACTCAAGCTCCATACCAAGTATTTCTTGGCGCGCTAACTGCTAAAGGTAAGATCACATTCGTCATGCAAGATGACACAGAATTGACCCGTTACCTTACAAACACACAGCCAGCAATCACATTTAACTTCTCAACAGGAACAGGCGCTACTGCTACCCAAGTTGCTTTCACTCTTACAAAGGGTGCTTATGTAACTGGCGCAATCGAGCGCAATACTGATTATGTAGAAGTAACTGTTGATATTGAAGGTCTTGGAAACACCACAGATGCGGGTGCAACTTCAGGATACTCACCTGTCAAATTCACACTACAGAACGCACTTCCTTCTGGCACATTCCAGTAAAGGATAAGATGTCTGACTGGTGGCCGCCTTCCCCGCCAGTCAGACCCTATTAGGGAGGCAAGTTGGAAGGAAACCCATGTCTAAAGTAATTACATTGCCTAGTGGCAATACAGTAACCCTGCGCGACCCAAGCACACTTCGCGTAAAAGACCGCAAGAAAGTTATTGCGGCAGCAGCAAATCAAGAAGGCTTGCTTCAAGCCCTATCTATGGTTGATGGTCTAATTGCGGTTCTTGTTGAATCGTGGAGTTTTGACCTTATCATTCCATCAGTTCATATCGCATCATTAGACGAGCTAGAAATGCCTGACTACGATGCTATCGCCGCAGAAGTTAATGCGGTTCAATCTGCAATCTTTCCTGATTTTACAAAGTCCGAAGCCAATGAAAAGAACCCTGATAGCCCTTTAGACGGCTCGAACGGTTAAAGGGGGCGCTACGGGGAGAGCAACGCAATAACCTATATAAATACCCTGATGATGAGTATTTTTATTATTTCTGCGCCAAAGAGTTTGGTTGGACAATAACTGAAACAGATGAGCAACCTGCTTACATCGTTGATTGGGTTATTTCAATCGCAAACATAGTTAAAGAGGTTGAAAATGATAACGAGCA